TGAGAATATCTATCATTGTGGTACATGTGGAGTACAGACTCAATTTGAGATGAAAACTATTCCTTATGCAGTAAAGCTTTGGTCACAAGAACTAGAGGCTATGCATATTGTTCCGCGAATGGTATTCGAATAAATACAACAACTATAACAATGGAGACTATAATCAATAATATAGTAACATTACCAGATAAATATGTGTTCCCCCAAACATATATTATTAATATGGCTAAATGTACTAAAAAGCGCGACTATATTCATCAGCAGATGATATTTCAATCTAATACAAACTTTAAATTCATAGACGCAATTGATGGATCAACTGACTCAGAAACAGGCGCTTTAATGAAAAAATACTTTCAGTATATGAATGTTCGAAAGAGTTCTCAGGCTATTGAATTTGATAGAACAACAGTATTATCATCATATAAAAATAAATATAATTCTAAGCGTCAACACATCAATAGAGGATCACTAGGATTAATACAGAGTGCATTTTTATTGATGAATGAATTTGTTAAAAGTCATTCAGAACATGCCTTGATTCTTGAAGATGATGTGTATACTCTTAAAGACTTAGATGGGAATCTTTTTGCAAATAAACATCTATTTAAAGGTAAAGATTTGATATATTTAGGTTGCCACACATATCAACATAATATATATCCTGAGAAATCAGGTAGTATTTTTATTGACATAGCAAACTGCCCATATTTAATATATGGAACTTACGCAATTATAATTAGTAAACAACTAGCACAATATATTTTAGATCTTGGAATTGATAGAATTCTGCATTTAAATTTATCATGGGACTTGCTTTTGAATTATATACGAGATACTAGGAAAGAACAATTTACATTCTTTCTTTATTTTAAGCAGCTGTTTATACCAAATGTTATTAAGGATGGAGGAATTAATCCAATTAAAGATGTAAGCTTTTATAGTAAAAATAAAATAATGCTACACGACTATTATATACCAGGAGTTACCAAAGAACATACGGACACCGATATTGCAAGTATAATGTCAACTCATAATGAAAAATTCTTTTTTGAGTTTGTGAATAAAGTTGTTTATATTAACTTAAGTCACAGAGTAGACCGTAAAGAGCATATTGAGGAACAACTAACAAAATATATAACCAACAGCAAAATTCGTAGGTTTGACGCAATAAGAAATGAAAAAGGAGCAATTGGTTGCGCTTTAAGCCATATTGCTGTTCTGGAAATGGCTATTGCAGAAAATTGGGATAGTGTATTTATAGTAGAAGATGATTTTATGTGGACAGAACATTTTGCAAGTGGATATGATATACTCAAAAAATTAATACAAAAAGATTATGATGTTATTGTTCTGGGAGGAAGTTTCGTGAAATCATATAAAAACAGTTTTAAATTAATAAGTTGTAACTGCGCATTATCATATATTATTAATAAAACATACTATGAAAAATTATTAAAGTGTTTTAAACAAGCAGTAGAAGAATTAACAAAAACATATGATCCATCTAAATACGCTATAGACCAAGCTTGGAAACATCTACAAAGACGCGACAATTGGTATATAATTAAACCTAACATGGGAATACAAATTCCTACGTATAGTGATATTGAAAATATATTTAGAGACTATTCTTCTTATTTTGATATTAATTTAGAATACGATGATGAAATTGATCCACAACTTACTAAAGAATATTTGAATTTATTAGAAACTAAGACCAGAACTGGATATCGAAGTATTCGTTATTATAAAATCGACGATAGGTTTAATGAAAATTACAATACAAATTGGTTAAAAAATATAAAGATTCCTAACATGAATTCTAGTTTTGAAGAATTATCTATTCCTTCAGCTGAAGAAATTATTAAAAGAGATACTAATGTCGATAAAATCATAATGACTGGATTAAGATTAAAAAGATTCGTAATATAACTTTTCAACCCTAATATACTAAAAACGAATAGACTATAATGTTTGATGATTAAACTAAGAATGTCACTTGAAGTAGTTATTGGTCCAATGTTTTCTGGAAAATCAAGCTATGCGTTATCGTATGTGCGTAGGCAACGTGCTATAGGAAAAACGGTTCTCGTTGTTAAACCGAATATCGACAACCGTTATAGTAGTGATCCAGTAGTAGTTACTCACAATAACGAAAAGATTCCATGTATGATGTGGAATGTAAATGATCCACTTTGTGGAATTTCAGATATTAATTACGACTGTTTTGTAATTGAAGAAGCCCAATTCTTCAGAAATCTTGAAGATTTCTGCAACGATCTTCTGATTAGCAAACGCAAACATATCCTTGTGGTAGGTCTAGATGGATGCGCACAGCAAAAGAAGTTTGGTGAAATTTTAGATATAATCCCAATTTCGACATGTGTAACAAAGCTTTCTGCTTTATGTTGTGAATGCAAAGATGGAACTCCTGCTTCTTATACTAAAAAACTTGAAGAATTTGGAGATATTCAGGTCGATGTAGGTGGAGCAGAAAAATACGTAGCAGTTTGTCTGCGTCATCTATAAATGATGTGGAATAAGTACTTCATTGAGTTTCTCGGAGTCGTTACTATCATATATGCAAAACTACTGACAGAAGCTGATCCTTCTGTAATGGCAATTGTTTACTTTGCAATGTTCAGTATCGCAAAAGGAATTACAACAGGATTTTTTACTCCAATTGGAAGCCTATCAGCATGGATGATTGGACGTGTACCGACCGAAGAATTTATGTATAATGTAATTGCACAAGTTGCTGGAGCTATTTGTGTTGCTGTTACATTCTTACCTATAAAGACTTACATGGAAGATGTATGATAATAAGTAACAAGATGAGCCTATATGTATATGTGCCTGACCATAACCTACGTAGTGATATGCAAGCGCATGTAAATAACCGTCGTTGGACTGATTCTGGATTTGATCTCCTATCTCCATTGACGATCCTCTGTTTTCAGAACAGTCAGTATGGTGTAGAAATGCGTCTTGGAGCTCATTTTGCAGCTCTTGATGATCAAGAAAGACCCGTTCCCTACCTACTACTTGCGCGTTCATCAACTTCATTGACCCCCCTTCGTATGTCTAACCAGATCGGTCTAGCTGATGCAGGATATCGTGGGGAACTTATTGCGCGGGTTGATTGTGTATCCAATGATAGAGAATATGTTGTTGAGCGCGGACGTCGTCTTTTTCAAGTAGTTCAGCACAATTGGCTTCCCTGGAAGAATATTATTTTTGTTGACAACCTAAATGATCTTCCAGCGCCTCCCGATAATCGTGGATCAGGTGGATTTGGATCTACTGGCAACTAAACCATATCTCTAATCAAAACTAATGAAATGATATCATGGACTATTGCTAACCAGTAACCATTATACCATGATGTTTTGAACCCATACACGCTAACTAAAGCAACCAAAAAACCACGTAGTACTGTATTTAGAATTGGGTTAACGAATGGAAAGAACCAGAAGTTCATTTGTAACTACTAGACAATTGAAGCGAGGTCGCTGGAAGTTTTTGGCTCAAAGATTTTTTCTTGCAGTAAATCATAACAACAAAATGGGTGGTGGTTTAATGCAGCTTGTCTCATATGGCGCTCAGGATGTTTACATCTCTGGCAACCCTCAGATTACGTTTTGGAAGATCCTCTACAAGCGCCACACGAACTTCGCTGTGGAGTCCATTGAGGTCACGTTCAACGGTCAGGCGGACTTCAACAAGCGTGTCACGGCGATCATCAACCGTAACGCTGATCTAATGTACAAGACGTACGTTCAGGTTGTTCTCCCCGAAGTTTCAGCGGCGAACGGCGACTTCCGCTGGACGCACTACATTGGTCACCGCCTCATCAAGCAGGTTGAGGTTGAAATCGGTGGCCAGCGCATTGACCGCCAGTACGGTGACTGGATGCAGATCTGGACGCAGCTCGCGACGGAGGCTGGTACGGTTCGCGCGCTTGATGCCATCATCGGCAACACACCTGATCTTGTTCTAGTTAAGAACGCATCGGGTCAGGAGCTCAACGCCGCGTGCAGCTCCAACGAGGTCACGAAGTCATGCGTTGGCTTTGCCGGTACGCCCGCGAAGACGCTCTACATCCCTCTCCAGTTCTGGTTCTGCCGCAACCCTGGTGTTGCGATCCCGCTCATTGCTCTTCAGTACCACGAGGTTCGCATCAACGTAGATTTTGAGACGCAGCCCAACTGCCTCTATGCGTCCAGCACGTCGATCCCTATTGGCTCGCTTGCGGCTGCATCCCTCTACGTTGACTACTGCTACCTCGACACGGAGGAGCGCCGCCGCTTCGCCCAGCAGTCACACGAGTACCTCATCGAGCAGGTTCAGTACACGGGTGCTGAGTCAATCACATCATCGTCCAACAAGGTTCAGCTCAACTTTAACCACCCCGTTAAGGAGCTCTTCTGGGTTGTTCAGCGCGACTCATTCGTTGACTGCTCAACATCAGGCGATGCCAACGCGAAGTACCTCGGACAGCAGCCCTTCAACTACTCTGATGACTGGGACATGGCTGTTGGTCTTCTCTCTCTATTCACGAATGACGGTACCACAGACGTCCCAACGACGGATGGTACGAATTCGTCCAACTACCTCCTTGCGAAGCTTCTTGTTGATGCGGATGTCCGCTGCGACGGCAAGAACCCTGTTGAGGTTGCCAAGCTCCAGCTCAATGGACAGGATCGCTTCACGGAGCGTGAGGGTTCATACTTCGACAAGGTCCAGCCTTACCAGCACCACAGCCGCTGCCCTTCAACGGGTATCAACGTGTACTCGTTTGCACTCCGCCCCGAGGAGCACCAGCCTTCAGGCACATGCAACTTCTCCCGTATCGACAAG